ATGTAAAACTATAATCACCTAGTCCACCATCTGTAGCAGAAGCCGTATTAAAACTATCTCGTAATGCAATAGTACCGTCACCATTCAAGTTAGCCCAGTGCTTTGCAGCCTGCTGTTTCGTCAGCGTAGCTGCACCGCCGCCGGTGCTTTGAATGGTGTCTGCCTTCAACGTACTCATAGCGTCACCAATGTCCCGCCGCTTTCAACGGTCAGGGTCACGCCACTAGCTACAGTGAACGGCCCGGTCACGTTTGCGTTCTCACTTGCAAGGATCGTCACATCAGAGGTCAGGCTCTGCGCGTTGGTGCGGAATATCGCTCCGCCCTTGAATGTTCCCTTGTTCTGTTCCGGCGGCGTTACAGACGAGCCTGCAACCCCCATGTAAATCACGAAGATATTGCCAGTGCCGCTAGACGGTGCTGCTGTAAACGTCAGGGTTGTGCCATCTGGCACGGTAAAGGCATCCACGCTTTCCTGCACAACGCCATCGACAGACACAATGATGTCTTCCTGCGTAACGGTTTGATTTAAAGTAAAAGTCGTGGTCGAGCCGTTGCCGTTAAACTCTTGCGTGGCAGGACGAGACGAGAACTGAGATGTTATGGGGTTGCCAATAAACGGCATCAAGTGATCTCCATAATGCTCAAGGTTGCGTCTATCTTGGCAGCGACACTACAGTCAATCTTCAAAATATCTGTTCCCTGCAAGACAACCTTGTTGCCCGACAGTAGTTCGACAGAAGATCCCGCCGGAATGGGGATGTCCTTAACCAGCAAAACTGTTTCATTGGTCTCCGTGTCAGATGTATCGGACACAAGCTGTACATCGGCAGTAACCTGACTCGTGTGTACGTTACAGAGCATTAGGCCCAAGACCACGCTAGTAGAATTAGTCGGAACAGTGTATAAAGTCAGTGGCGTACCCGCACTTGCCGGCATGGCAGCGTTTGTCTTAACTTTAAAAGTATTAGCCATTATGCCACTTCCTTCCAACTAGGCTCTTGACTTGGGGCTGTCTCACTCCAGCTAGCCCCTTGACTTGGGGTCGTCTCGCTCCAACTGTCGGTTTTATCAGAAGTGGTTTCACTCCAACTGGCACCTTGGTCGGGACTGATGCCGCTCCAACTGACGGCAGTATCTGGAACCACTAAACCCCAGACCCGTACACTACCAAGATCGGCGGTTGCTGACAATCCTGCCGGAGTTACCACAGCCGTGCCAGTTATGCTTACTGTGCCTGAAGTAACAGTTGCGGTTACACCCGTTACAGAAACCAGCGTGAGCAGTGAAACAGACTCGTCTCCAACGGAAACGGTGGCCCCTACACCCGCAGAAGACACAACGGCAGTACCGGAGATGGTCTCATCGCCCAGAGTAGTGGTCGCCTCTACACCACTTAGATCAACAAGTGAGCTTGCAGTAACAGACTCATCGCCCAAAGTGGCGGTCGCATTTACACCCGCCGCATCGGTTACTACGCTTATTGATACGGTTTCATTGCCAAGAGTGGCTGTCGCATTTACACCGGAAGCGACAACCGTGGAACTTCCTGATATCGTTAGGTCATCAACGACGCCGGCTGCTTCCACACCAGATGGGGATACATTTGCTGTGCCGGTGACTTGCTCTTCACCGAAGCTTATGCTTGTTACAAGACCCTCTTCTTGAACTATTGCAGCACCGGTAGTTAGCGTATCTCCTATCTGACCCGTGGCAGACAGACCCTGCGGAAGCACAGTTACACCAACTTCGACAGTCTGATCACCAAGAGTTGTCGTTGCACCCACACCATTGGCAGATACTTCGACATCAGTTGTTACTGTTTCATTACCGAGAGTAGCTGTTGCCTGCGCGCCCGCCGGGGATATAAGAGCGGTCCCGGTTATAGTTTCTTCACCAAGCGTTAATGTTGCATTAACACCTGATGAGGATACCGTAGCTCCTCCTGTTGCCGTTTCGTTTCCGAGGGTTGTTGTTCCGTCTACGCCTGACGGAGACGCCGTCGCAGTGCCAACTACCGTTGTGTCGCCGACAGAACTTGTTGCTTCTAAACCAGACGCAGTTGAACTGATAGAAATGGAAACTGTTTCATTGCCGACTGTCGCCGTGGTTGATACACCTTGAACAGATACGTTCGCTGTACCGACAACGGACTCATCGCCCAGACCACTTGTAGTGGCAGTTCCAGATACCCCGGTAACGGCAGTACCGGAAATAACCATGTCCCCGGCGTTTGCAACGCCCTGATTCCCCGTAGGAGCAGCAACTGCACCTCCAGTTACGCTTTCTCCGCCAAGAGTTGACGTAGCATTAACACCTGCCGGAGACACTGTAGCGCCGGCGGCGACTGTTTCGTTGCCGAGAGCGGCTGTTCCTTGTGTGCCATTTACAGAAATAGACGCTGTTCCGGCGACTGTCTCGTTGCCAAGAGCAGAGGTGGCGTCTACTCCAGATACTGAAACATTGACAGAAACGCCGGTTGTTACGGTTTCATTCCCAAGAGCAGAGGTGGCGTCTACTCCAGATACTGAAACAGATGCGGAACCGACAACAGACTCATTCCCTAAAGAGGTCGTCGCCTCAAAACCAGATGTAGTGAGACTGACAGAAGTAGTGGCTGTTTCGTTGCCAACTTGAGCACTGCCAGATACACCCGAAACAGATACGTTCGCCGTACCGACAACAGACTCATTCCCTAAAGAGGTCGTCGCCTCAAAACCAGATGCAGTTAAATCGACAGAAGTAGTGGCTGTTTCGTTGCCAACTTGAGCACTGCCAGATACACCCGAAACAGAAATGTTTGCTGTGCCAACAACAGACTCTTCGCCTAGAACACCAGTGCTAGCCTCTCCACTCACCCCGGTAACAGCGGTGCCGGAAATGACCATATCTCCGGCGTTTGCGACGCCCTGAGTGCCTGTAGGCGAGACTGTTGCCTCTCCTGTTGTGGTCTCGTTGCCTAAACCAGAAGAAGCTGAAAGGCCCGCTGCGGTTACAGTAGCACCAGCGGTTACAGTTTCATTACCGAGTGCAGACGTGGCGGAAACGCCACTCGCTGTCACAGTGGCTGTACCTGTAACCGTCTCATTACCGAGTGCAGACGTGGCGGAAACGCCACTCGCTGTTACAGTGGCTGTACCTGTAACCGTCTCATTGCCAAGTGCAGACGTGGCGGAAACGCCACTCGCTGTTACAGTGGCTGTACCTGTAACCGTCTCATTGCCAAGTGCAGACGTGGCGGAAACGCCACTTGCTGTTACAGTGGCTGTACCTGTAACCGTCTCATTACCGAGTGCAGACGTGGCGGAAACGCCAGTAACAGATACTGAAACGTCAACGCTTGACTCAATTATTTCTGAGAATGCGGTGGTTGAAAACGGGCTGTGACCAAACATGGCCTACCCCAATGCGATTGCTAAAGCGGCTACATCGCTAGAAATTCCACCCGCATCAAGAAAAACAGCCTTTTCCGCAGGCTGCGTGCAAAAAACATCTTTTTGACCCGACGACCAACTAACGGGGTTATCACTATTGCTAGATTGCAAGATGGTCGTACGCGCGAGGGTGGTGCCGCTGGACGTATAAGTCCCAACGCCCACTTCAAAATCAGTGCCATCAGTGCAGCAATAGTAAGTTGTGTTGGAATTGCCAATCGTGGCAAACGACTCAAAACCAGTAACGGCACCGGCCAAAGTATATGTGCCGGTGCCAGTAGTGGTAGTCGTTTCTTTTATGCGATCAGCGAGTACAAGGGCCATAACACCCCGCTAGGCTATACGAATGATTGCGTTGTCTGCATCCGGTGTTGGGAACGCAACGGTAAAAGTTCCCGCCGTTGATGTTTTGTCCGATTCAAAGTTCAAAACACAAACCGCAGGGTTTGTCAGGCTGCTTCCGCTTTCATCATTTGCACTAGGGGTAGAGTTGTAGATCAACGCCCCTCTAGCAGTGATGGTTGCACTGGTAAACTGGACATTTGCAAAGTCTGTAAAAGCCTTAGTGCCACTACTGGCGGGAGCAACGCCTGTCAAACTGCCACCCCCAGAGCTATAACTGCCGCTAGCAGATACCTCATTGGAGGTGGTGAAAGCAGTAGTGCCCGCACCAATACTTGTAGAAGACGTATACAACGCCAGTTTAAAAGTGTCGGCTGAGTTTGTTCCAAATCTATGAACGCCTAACAAAAGCTCTTTTTTGAAAGACGTACACATTGCTTGAGTTGGGGCCATCATATACTCCTGATCATTTTAGCCACATCTGAGTGACCATGTTTTTCCAACGTCGCGGAAATAGTAGCACGTTCCTCTCTGCGTGCCAAATGAACGTATTCTGTCAAAATGTTCATCATCCTAGCGCGAAAAGCTATTGCCTGATCTTTAATTACAGGTGGCGCATCATCGGATACATACATGATCTTGCTGGCAGCAAGCTCCACAATTTGATCTGTCGAAAGACCACCATGATTAGAGGTATATATCTTTACCTCCGGCGGGGTCATTTCTATGCCTTGCATAAAGTTCATAATTTCACCTATGTTCTCGGCCTGTCTGGTAAGCCTCTACGATAAGAATCACTGTTTTCTCTTGCCTCGCCAAGATCCTTAAATCTAGCTACTGCCTCAACAAACTGCTTTTCATACATTTGTATTAAGTCCTGTTCGCCCTTCATAAAAATGTATGCTTCATAGAGTGAACCGTACAGCAAAGCGTTAGGAGCGTTAGTGCTCAACCATGTTGTTCCGCTATCTGCCCCAGCAGTCAGTGATGCTGGTCTGTAAAAATAGTGAAACTCACAAACATAATTACTGTTTGGTGTGGGAGCCAAAATCATATTTGTTAAATCAAACCTAGCGTAGTACTTTGGCACGCCTGTGGTCGCTGAATTAGGATTTACCTCTTGGATGAAGTTTACATCCTTTTGTTGTAAAAATTCTTTGTTGCCGCCGTTTGTAATAGATAGAGAAAAAGAAGCCAAGAAATCTGTAGGCAAAAACAAAAAGGGATCATTTTGCGTCAGCGCACTGGTGGCGTTTCTTCTAAAATATTCCAGATCAACTAAGTAAAAAAGGCGGTCCTCTGCCGCTCGGATAAAGTCATCCAAATTTGATACAAAGGTCGTTTCGGTATTGTCCGTGTACTCTTGTATGGCTGTTTTTAACTGTGCAAAAGTGTAAGCCATTTATGCCTCCAAAGTCACCGGACCGGCAGTTGCATTTTCACCTCCTCCGCGTTGACCGCCGGTGGTAGCGGTGCCGGAGGATGCCGTAAAAGTGTAGGTATTGCTATCTGTAACAGTGATTGAATACCCTGAACTGTTTTCAAGAACAGTACTAGTAAACCCATCAAATCCATTTACTTTTCTAAATCGAACCGTATTACCCGTGCTTCTACCGTGGTTTGTTTCAGTAACAGTTATAGTAGCAGACCCAGATGACCCTGAAGAGAAGGAGTTAATTTTAAGTAATTGTTGAACCGCAGGTTCTGTTCTATCTGGCCTTGCATCACGTAACGCTTGAACATCCGAAACGTTTCTTACAGGAAACAGTTGCGGATGTTTAGGCTCAAATTCATCTGGCCCAACTATCGATCCTGTCCACTCCCGCCGGGCATCCTTATATCGATACCGTTGCCCTGACCTATCAGAGATGAAGTAGGAGTTTTTACCAGAAGCAAATTTACCCATCAGTTAACTCTCAGGTACTGATAATTTGGCGTCACGTTGAATGAAGAACGATCTCTATCCTCAGTTCTAGCACGCTCAAACTCTTCCTCATATATGGCTTTCAACATCTGTATTCTCTCCGGCGCTTGCTTCATAGAGATGTAGTAAGCCAACCCCGCCGCGAGGCATGGGTAAAATCTAAAGGGTAAGTCTACTGTATTTGTATAAGTGTCGGCGTCATCAATCCTAATCAAAGCTTCATAAATTATTGTATCTGTTGAATTTTCAGGCGTTGGGAAAAGTTTTAAAACCGGGGTTACTTGGCGATCAAGAAAGAACTGACTGGGCCGTCCTTCAGTAGTTTTGGACGGGATGATGAAGTAATCATTGCGACTCAAACGCTCGACACTCAAGTCTGAGTTGTTGCGGCGGCAAACTACAGACAAAACATCAATTACATCTGTGCCTAAATTATATGAATTTGTTGAAGCGGTTAGAGTTTGAGTGCGTTGTTTAATAGTCCATTGATTAAGGCCCCGGTTTGCCCAATCTGCAAAAAGGAGGTTCAAAGACCTTTTAGCGGTCTTGGCGTCATAACCGGTTCGTATTTCAAGACCGCATCTTTCGTAAGCTTCTTCGATGTAATCATCGACTTGAAGCTCAAAGTTTTTTGATCCCGACGTGGTCATTTGTCATCACTCGCATACAAGTTATCAAAAATCTGATTTACATCTAATGTATAGTCTAAATCTGACTTTGAATAGTGAATGTGTTGTGACGGAAGAAAATCAGGTGCCCCTTGGCCCGTTTCAAACCATGCAGGGTGTGTCACTCTCACTCGATTGTTGGGCAACGCAACGATATTCCCTGTCCAATCCCCGGCGTCTAACAATTCCAAAACATGGCTTTGTTTGTGTTGTGCGGGATCATCCGCTATCTCACTCTCTGTGTAATCAACCGTGAACATGTACTTTGCGGGGTACATTTCTCCGCCGATTTTAGCAAGCCAAGGACAAGGTTGGGCACGAGCTAAAGAATACACGGCATGTGTATGAGACATGCAGTCCCACGGTTGTGCTGCATGAA